AAGTTGGGCGCAAAGAAAATGCGAACCCCTTACGTCCCTAGCAGTTGGTAATAAGCATAAGGAACACCTTTGCCTGGAGTATTTTTTAACCAAGGTTTTATTAGACCTTTCTTGTCTCATCAACTATATTCAATTGCCCGCTTGATACAACTTCTTTAATTTCACTTGCAGAAGTTCGAGAAGAAGTAACGCCCGACATTTGAGCTTTGCTTAACCCTGAGCTTTGCTCAACAATATTAGTTACTACCTGCGTTAAAGCTCCATATTGGGAAACTACTTGATTATACTCTGGCGGAACTAAAGCCTTAACATCAAACCCTTCATACATTGCCCCCGGCTCAAATTCTGGGATCTCTGATCTATTGTCATAATCATAATCTTGATTACGAATAATATTTAAGGGTGGATCACATAGCAAACCAACAACCCTAGATGTTCCTGAAATCAATTGATTCAACAATAGTTGATGAGACAAGAAAGGTCTAATAAACCCTTGGTGATAAAATACTCCAGGCAAAGTTGTTCCTGCTGCTGCTAAGCATATGCCATGGTCGTAAGGGCTTGCCCCTTCATGTGCGGCTAAAATTACAAGATTGTCCTTAAATCCAAAGGCTTCTAAATCTGTTCCTTCAATTGTTTCAGGAGCTTGAATAGCAGTAATATAAACACCACTTGCAATTATTGGGTCTTTGCGATCTTCTTTGTTTTCTAAGTAAACACTTGGTAAATATAAATCATAGCAGCGAACTTGACCGTATGGAGCTTGATTTGAAATGTCCGACATGTGAGATGTAGCACCGACAAATTGATTGTCTCCTGAATCTCTGTAGGTTAAAATCGGTTTAATTGCTTCAACTAAGTCTTGGTTTAAATCAGCACGATTCAATAAATCACTGTAATTTACATCGTATTCTAGAATTAAATTTGACTCTCTCCAATTATCCGTCATTGGATAAATGCTAAATCTTCCAATACCTGGAGTTTTAATATTTACAATATTATCTACTGGGTCAAAGTAATGAATAATCCCAGTATTGCCATAAGCTACCAGTTCGGCTATTGCTGCTGAATATTTCTTTTTGAAATTAAACCTTTGATTTTCAGTTTTAATAATATTAATCCACGATTGATTAACTTGAGGTAAAAATTTCTTTAAACCCATTTTGTAAAACTGAGAGCTAAAATTTCTATCAATGTTTACATAATCCCCACTTGTTGGGAAACATGCGTTCTTAATATTATTCACCCATGTTCTGTAAATACGATAAAGAATAGGATCTTTAAGCGTTGAAAATTCATCAATATCTTCTTCTTCAACGACACGCTCAATTAAATTATCATTATTAAGCCTTTGATAAACTACACTATTGCGATCAGATAAATCAACATCTTCATCTTGCAAGATGACCTTATCTATAATCGCCCTTGAAGTATAGAAATCGTTATTGTTTTTTACTGAATCGATTAAAGTATTGATATGGCTAGAAAAAGCTTCTAGCTGATTATCTGGTATTTTGTTTATATCAAGCTTGTTCACACTTTCTGGTTAGCTGCCATAACTACATTGATATTAGTAAAATGCGTTGCAGTTCCTGTTACTACATATTTTACACGAATAAATTTGTTTAGGTTGTTATCCTTTGAATTTAATTTTTGTTGAAGTGTTGCATTTGGCGAACTTGTCCCCGCTACCACTTGAGTGAAAGCCGATACCACGCTACCAGCTGGGCTAGTTAGTGATACGGTTCTAATTCTTTCTGCATTCGCTGGGGCTCCACTTGAATCTATAGTGTCAAACTCTTCGATAGATACATCTAGCGTGCTGGTCGTGCCAGTTGTTGTTGGCATTAAAAGAAAAAACGAAATATCCCTCAGGTCTCTTGTCGAGAACCCGAGGGAATAAAACGTCCCTGTCGTACTAGGGCTTACGCCATTTAATAGAGCAGTAGTTACATCAGCCATTTTTAGTTACTTGCAGCAGTTGTAGTATCTAATGCAGATACAACGTAATCAATGTGAAGAACAAAAGCACCAGCCGTGAAAGCACCCGCCGCTATTGTTGCAATGAAGTTTCTGTTTGCAGTTGTAGATTTAGCAACGAAAGAAGCTGGAGTTTGTGGAGCGATTACCGCAACTCTTGCTACTGCATCAAGTGCCACAGTACCTGTTGCGACCGCTGCTGCTCTTAATGCTGTTGCTGCACCAGTTACGCCAAGTGCAATTGTCGAAGTTGTTACTGGTAAAAATCCAGTCGTTACCTCAAGCCAAGCATTTGTAATAATTGCATTCGTTGGAAGCACGCCGCCTCTAAGTTGAATTACACCAATCGCTCCGCCATCCGTTGCGAAATCATAATGTATAGCTAAACTTTGCTTTAATGTTGAAGTTATGCCATTGTAAGATGAAATTGGAGTACCGTTTGCTGCGTTAGCACCAACCGCTAATATATCCGTTCTACCTGTTGTTATTGGAGCGATTGTATCTCTAGTATCAACTCCAGTAACATCAACTAAATCTGTTGCGTTTGCTGCTCTAACGCCAACAATATTTAAATTTGTTCTTGCCATTTTAAAAATCTCCTTAAGGTTAAGTTACACCTAAAGTATATTTCGATTTCAATAATGCAAAAATTTGCGTTTGGGCTTGGATTTTCTCGCAATAGTATTGCCTTTTAGCAAAGGAAATACGTCAATAAAAGCATAGCCCAAGGCGTCCATTAAGTGATCATAAAACCCATCTTTCTTCGGCTCTTCCTTGATATGATACGCCCCTTCTTTTGGCATATCATAAACCCAGCCTGTTTCAAAAGTTTCAATAAATAGCCCGTTTCGTTTATCACCGTTTTTAGAAATAAACATTCCCCCCGCAGGATTAACAATTATCCCCATGGCATCGCCAATTCTACGAGACATTTTATTTCGTATAGCGGCAGCTCTATCGGATGGAGCAGATTTAATCCCGTGAACTTTCCGCTTAAAGAACTTTTCTAATATCTTAAATGCAGGCGGTGCAGTACCTTGACTGTTTGCTGATTTCCCCGCTGGATCTGCATGTAAAATATATTCGGCATCAGGAAAATGTTTAGCGATATATTCCGAGATTAAAGCCATGAAATTTTCTAACTCCATGTCTTCGGCTAAAATTCCATCATGCAAGATACACCGATTTAAAGAATCCCTTTGGAAAAACGCAACTGCTGGATAATGCGAACCAAAGTCAATGCCAATATGTAAAGGTAAATCTTCATCAAATGGATAATCTTTATACGGCTCACAATGAATTTCTCTAGAAAATTCAGGGATTACAGGCTTGCCAACTGGAACGGTAAATTTAAGTTCATACTCTTGATCCCATGTATAGCTATCAACCCCCGAAGCTCCAGGTATCGGCTCACCATTCGGATAAGCTCCATAGCGTTCCGAGTGATACCATTCATCGCTACGTTTAAACGGATTAGCGGTATAGTGAAGCTGTAATACAGTTTGATTGTATTCATTGCGGTATTTAGCTAAACCGTTCATTAGCTTTTCAATCTGTGCATTTTTGGCTATTTTGGTTACCAGCTCTTGGAACTTAGTACCAAAACGTGGAGTAGATACTAAAGCTGCCCTTCCTCCACCCTCTAAAGCAGGCTTTAAAGCTTTCAAGTTTTGATCTACATTCTGCTGAAATGCTAATTCATCATAGAAAGCATTGGTAATTGTTAGACCCCTGCATTTATCTGAACCCGATGGTAACGCTGTAATTGTTGAACCGATTAAAGGATTTCGCATTTCAGAGACTCTAATCTCTTTCCCCTCGCTTAATTTAGGGTAAGGAAAGCGAAAATCCAGCTTATCATATACCGCTTTACATCTTGTAGCGATAACTTTTTTAGCTCGATCTTCATTTATGGAAACAATGACATTTTCAGAATAGGGAACAAATAAAAGCTGATGCACCATTAGGGTACTAAAAATATGCGTTGCCATCATACGCCTCGTTTTATTAACAACAATAACTTTGTTCTTAAAATATTCATCAATTAAATGCTTAATATAAGCGTAAGGCGGGAAGCGTTTTAATGGACTGCCCCTATCCGATTCATCAATCGTAAAGACTTGTTCGACCATCCAAAGAAAAGGGTCATTTGCCCATTGGCTCATCTTCAAAGTGATAAACTCTGGGGTAAAATCTTGATCAGTGTATAGTCTATCTAAAATCATTCCAGTAATTTTGGCGGTTGATATTTCGCCTCAAGCAATTTTTCTGCTTCTGCACTTGGTAATTGGTTTTTTTGAGACATTTCTATAATAATTTTATATGCTTCGTCTTGCCCGCCTTTAACTTCTTTTTTAGGAGTTAATTGGTCTGTCGCTTCGCCGAACATTCGCATAATCTTTAAACTTTCCTTGAAAACAGTTTCATGCGAAATCCCATAAGCTTCGGGATCTTCAATATATTTATCCATTTTGGCTTGCAAGTCTTCTACCGTTTGAGCAAGCTTCGGTATCATCTGCGTGTACTTATCTTTAATTTCTTTATTTTCTGCCATAAGTTCCTCAGATATTTCAGTTTCCGTTTTGCGTAAAGATTTATCCCTTAAATCCTTGATTAATTCTTGTACTCGTTTTGAATGATATATGCTCTTTGCAGTATCCTCGGGGATATTCAATCTTGTAGCTACAGTTTTATACCCATAACCTTGAGCTAGTGCCTTAACTGCTTTTTCGTAAACTTCTTTCCCTAATTCATCGTGCATTTGATGGGGAAAACGGAGAAAAATAATGGTTGAGAGAGTTTACGGGTATATTCCAGAAGTTGAATCAGAGCCTGCTTATTTAGATGATTTTTTACCTTTTATTGAAAGCTTAATAGCCTCTAAAAGGTCATGGATTTCTAGATTAAAAGTGTTTATGATTAGATGCTCTTTTAAGCTTTGGATGATTTATCGTGTGTTAAAACAAAAAAAAGGAAAAAAGTAAGTTACTATAAAGCCAATGGGATTTAATAATTTTTACGATTTAGATAAAGGTGATCTTAATAAAGCTTCTGAAAAGAATACAGAACATAGGCTTGGGCGTTGTGTTTATCGCAGGGTTGATAATACTAATTCTACAATTATCCTAAACCAAGATCATTTTATTGAATTTCATAATCTTACGGGAAATAGAACTTTAAACTTACCTGATCTTGCAACCGTTCCAGTAGGACAAACTTATATTATTGTGAAAGATGGTTCGCCTCATTCTGTAACTTTAGACCCTTTTAGCTCTCAAACAGTAAACGGTTCTGCGACTTATGTTCTTAGTGGAAGCCACGCAACTATTAATTTAATTGCAACTCCAACGGAGTGGCACACATGGTAAAACGTATAGAGCCATTACCCGAAACGCTGCCAATATTTGATACTGAATATCTAGACCATAAACTAATTCAAGATTTATGGCAAATATTTATTGCTTTTCGCCAAGACCCAGACAGAAGCAGCAAAATACATCTATTCCCTATAGCATGTTTGCGCTTTTTAGCCTTTTCAAGAAGAGAAATGCAATCCTTGCGTATTTTCTTCCACCACCTATTAACAGATAAAACCCCGACGGAATCTTCTGTGAAGCTGCCAGTGCAATAATAATAATGCTCATGCCACTTTGCTTCTTGAGGCTTACCGCCCCACATAGGTGCGTAAAAATGCTCTATCTTCCAGATTGTTCCTTCCTTAAAAAGTTCACTTATCATAAACCCTCACGCCTCTCAATCATCCTACAAGCCTCATCCAACTGCTTAACCCTAAATAAATCATGGATAAACTTACTGTAAAATCCAGTTAATAACCTAAACTTCATCCATAAATTAAACCAGAATCCCTCATATTTAGCACTATGAATAATCTGATTAGAACAAATAACAAAATTATCATCATCTTGATTCTGAATATAAGCAATAACCGCCTTCATTTCAGCACTTAAGTATTTAATCTTATGGGACAAAGGCAAAGTATAAACCTCATTTAAACCCAATGTGATTAATTGACTATTCTCTTTCATCCAAGGAATAAACTCCCTAGACTCAAAATTCAAAGAATGATAACCAGCACAAAACACTTGATCCAATTCCTTAACGTTTATATCGTATACCGTGCCATCCTTAGCCAGCTTATAAAGACACCAATGCTCTAAGCCTTTAATTCTTGGTTGGTTAAGTAAAGCCTTTTCCCAATCTTTTGCTAAATCAAATTCATTCATTATCTTCCACTGCCTTCTTGAAATTGCGACCAAATACTCTCCCGACATTATTTAAATTAATCAATTCCCCAAAATTATACTCTTGCTCAGGATCTTCTTTTACATAAACCCAACAAGGAGGAATAATCTCAATAACTTCAACCCAATTAGTTGCAAATAAATTATCAAACTGAAACCTGTATTGACCGCCAACATTAAAAGCATCCGTTAAATTTCTTTCCATAATTAACCATTTCTCCCCAAAATTTCACTTGCCTTGCTGATTATCTTTCCCAAAACTTCATTTACCGCAGAGTGACCAGTATCGTGAGCCATATCTAGATTAGCCTTGGTCCAATCAAGATCACCTATCGCTTCACCCGCAGCAACACAATAAATAGCAAGAAGAACAGAATTAAGCTGTGTACCATCAATAACCCTTGAATCACAGATACCAGTAAAAGCATAAACAGCCTCAATTAAACCTTCTGCGATATAACTACTCGCCCCCTCTGGTACACGTGAAAGAATCTCCTCACGCTTAGATTCATGAATTCCCTTAAGCTCACTTGCCGCAAGTTGCATCCTCATAAAATCTTCAAACTCTGTATCGGGGCTTACTTTACTTAAAATCCTTTCAGCCTTCTCAGCAATAACACCAAATACACTTTCGCCTGGAATATACTTCTCCAAAATTGGTAAAACCAACTTAGCCGAATAAACACCAAGCTCCAAAAGCTGAGTCTTAGTCAATTCATTGATTATCTTTTCTACCTCTTCCCTTCTGTTCATTAATCAACAATATACCACGATATACAAAAATATACCACTGTTAATTTAAATATATTTCGGCGGGACTTTATACCCCTAGCTCTCACTAGCCTGCATTAGATACTCTAGTCTTTCGGTTTAATTTATGGATGAAGTTTAGGTTATTAACTGGATTTTACAGTAAGTTTATCCATGATTTATTTAGGGTTAAGCAGTTGGATGA